TTGCTGTTCCTAAATCTTGAATAAGTATTGATTGAACGGCCAAAGCTTTTTGTGACGCATTCATTGCGCCCACTCCGTTAAAAATTCCTAAGTTTAAACCTTCTTGTTTTAATCTGGCTTCGTTAATAACGATGCCAAGTTGTTTCATTGGTTCAAATTCTCCACTAATTGCACTTCTAATTTTAGTAAAAGCTTCTTCAATTGGTAAATTGTGAAAACTGGCAATGTCACCAGCAACTTTTACCATCTCAACAGAAAACATGTTGGCTGCTTTGCTATTTAATCCAAAAGCAGTTGCCATTGACGCAAAGGTTGCCAAGGCATCTTGCATTTCTTCAGTTGTGCTTGGAATTGTTTTTCTCAATTCCTTTATTTTTTCACTCATTTCATCCGTTGCTACGCCAAAAACGGATTTAAATTTGCTGGCAGTTTCCCCTGCCGCCAAACCAAGTTGAGTAATGTTTTTAATTAAATTAATGCCTACAAAAGCCGCACCAACTCTTGCAAATGACGCAACTGCGCTGTTTGCAAATTGGCTTACTCTAGATTTAGTCCTGTTTAAACCTTTTGTAAATCCAGAAGAATCAAGATTAATTTTTGTATTTAATTCAGCTTTTTGTGCCATTGTTTAATTCCTCTAAAATTTCTTGTTTAATCATTTTAATCAATCTTGGTTCAGCCAATTTGTAATTTGGAATGGTTGCCAGTCTGATTGCTTTCTGTAATTGAAAAATTCGATTCATTGACCAATTTAATACTGTTGCAGGATTTTGTCCATACCTAGCGGCAACCTCATCAATCGCTCCAATAATTCCTTCGATTTCTTGAATTGTGTTTTTGCGGCTAACTGTTTGTGATTTTATTTTTATGCTTTCTGGCATTTCTTCAAATGCTGCATTTATATGCTCATAAACAATTTTTAAAAATTCGTCTTGTTCAGATTGTGCAAACAAATAACCAATGTATTGCTTTGATTTGATTGTTTTTCTATTTGAATTTGCATCATATTTGTCTGAATTTCTCCAAAAATATTGCATGATGTCATTGTCTGTTGGGTTGCCTTCGCAAACAAATTTGTTGCTAACAACTTTTAAATCAATCCACGCTTTTGCGGTTAATGGCAACAATGTGATTTTATCAACAGAAGATTCACCTTCATTTGAACACCACGCCATCAACCTGTTTTTAAGAATTTTAGCTTTAGCCAATTCTAAATTTTTTGACAATTCATTAATCATAATACAAAAAAGCCCTGCCCACCAAATGGGCAGACAAGGCTATTTATTAAAGCATCTGGTTTTTAGTCTTCAGATTTGCTTGTTTTTTTAGGTTTAGCAGAAAACTTTGTTGCTGATCCGTTATCAATCAAGCTTTGGCCAACCAGATCGCCAACATTAACTGTTGTGCCTGCTTCAGTCAAAATGCCGCGAATAAACTTATTTATTTTAAGTGTGATTTTCACAATTAACCTTGGTAAGTTTTACGAACTGCAACCATTTCAAATGTGTCAAAAGAATCTTTGTCACGATTAACTGTGACATCCTTTACGACCATTGATGATCCTGTGCCGCTGCGGTCATAATCGTGAGAAAATCCAAAACCAACTTGTGGAAGAATTGTGGAAGTTTTGGAACGCTGCAAAGTATATGTTACTTCAACTTGATCTGATCCATCGCGAATCATGAAATCTGCACGATCTCCATTTGCGTCTGTGCGACTTATTACGCGGTTGGCTTGTGATGCGCCAGAACATGCATCGACGATGTATACGATTGCAGTTGCTCCAGAACCGATTGTTATTGTTTCAAAACCTTGTGGAAGGTTTGCAGTAGAATTATATGGTATTGACATAATATTTAGTTAGTTGTGGCAATTTGCCGTTTGTTTAATTTATACAGTTGGGAAGGCATTTGTCAGTATTGAAATTTGCCCGTCATATGAGATTGTTGAAACGTCAAAAACATCTTCGATGCTGTTTTCAGTTCCAGATGGATCGAGAAATTCGATTTGATAATATTGTAAATACGTTTCAAGTGCTGAACCTTTAGCTTTAAACATGGCCACGAAAGTGCGGATTAATGCCACAATTTCACGATGTCTTGATTTTACGTTTTCGGTTTGGCTGCCTTCTTCATTGTGCCGCCTGGTTTGCACAACAAAATCCAGATCAAAATTGTATTGATCATATGTTGGATGCGTAGCACCGCCCGGTGATGGATTGTAATGCCCTGTAACGCCCCCAAGCTTTGCTGTGACCCCAATGTAGTCATCTGGCAACGTCTCAACGCTTAACTGCTCCTGCACCTCTAGCATTTGATCTCCTAGCCATTGCTTGAATGCAGACTCAATGTTGCCTTCAAAATTAAAGATTTCCGTGTATGATTGAGCTGGCATTTGTTATGTTTTACAATTTTGAACAGATTTTGTCAATCACCGCACTTTGAAGCCAGATTTCTTGGCTGTCTTTTTAAACTTATTTTTTAATGCAGTTTCCATTTTTTTAATGCGTGATTTCATTACAAAATTTATTATTCCCTGAGATAAATGCTGCAAACCATATGCTTTTGCTGTAAATACAGCTGTCCAAAAACCTCTTAATTTTACCAGCTTACCGCTTCCAATTGCTTTTGGTAATTGTAACAAAATAAATTTGTTTATTCCCCTTTTGTTAGCATTAAGCATTAAAAAACCTTTTGCAATTGATGCCTTGGCAATACCAACATCGCGTTGAACCATAATTTTGTAAGTGGCAAACATTGCTTCACTTGCCCACATTTGTTGAAAACCCTTCAAGCTTCTGGTTCGGCCACTTCTTGGTTTACGATTGGCATTATGAAATTTTCTCATTTCACCTATTGAATGTATAATTCCAGCACCAATGATTTTTTTACCTTTTCGGATTTCTCCTGTTCTAAATGTTTTTTTAGCCCATTCAAAAACTTCTGTATTTGGAACAAAAAAAATCTTCCTTAAATCATATTCAATTGCCAGTTTGCCAGCTATTTCATCTTTTTTTGTGCCAAGTGATTTTCCAGTTGGAAATGTTTTGTATGGAGGAACATATGCACCCAAAGTTTTTTGAAGAAGCACTCCTTGTTGTTTAATAAATTCTTTTTCATCAACCTTCCACTTTTCTGCAAGTTTGCGAACTTTGTGCTGAAAAACAGAATCATCAATTTGAACGTATTTTTTAGACATCCAGCTTGGTTTCGTTCCTTGCCTTCATTTCTACGTTCCCGGTGCTGATACTAATTTCAGTAATGAAGAAGGTTTCGCCAGTTTCAACTCTGACAAATCGATCCTTCTTCTTTGGAACAGTTCCAACATCAAGCAATGCCACGACCAGCTTGGTTTCTGGATTCTCATAATCGCCATGCTCAACCATGTCCCATTCGCTGACTTGCTCATCAAATACAGCGTTTACTCTCTGACCATTTAGGTCAATGGATTCGCCCATGATGTTTGCGGCATCATGGCATCCAATATTTAAGAAATCACTAAAATCTGACATGCCTTAGTTTTAAAGCTAAATGTGGATTTTGGCAAGATGCGAAAAAGCCGCCACCTGCAAATGCAAATGACGGCTTCAACGAGAACACAATAACCCCTTATTGCAAAATTGTCTTTTTACTTTTTGCAGTCTTCTTGGCTGCTTTAGGTTTAGCAACCATTGTATCAATTGGAATTTTCTTGAACTTGTCCAAGTGACCTTTGCGCAAATAAGCGACCTCACCTGGTTCCTTGCATGCCTTAAATGCAATCAAGCATTCATTGGCATCTTCTGAACATACTAAAACAGACAAAGCACCGCTTGGTGATTTGTGTAATGTGGCTGATGGTTTAAACATAATATTTTATTTTGAGTTAAAAAAAAGCCGCCACCTGCAATGCAAATGACGGCTTTTTAAAATTAGCGATTAAGCAGAAACAACGCGAACGCCATAATCAACGCCCTTTGCTACTCCGTAAAGTAGTTGGCAGTTGTAGTATAGAACGCCTTCATTGTCGTAGAATCGACGGAACTGAACTGGAAGTCCAAGACCAGGAATCACAACAGTTTCAACTTCAATGCCAGCTTGTTCAGCAAGCTCAGTATCAACACCACGACCAGCCATGAGAAGCGAATTGCGTTGGAATGCGAATGCCTCAAGGTTTTCGCCATTGCCATCAGCAAGATCAGTTTCATAAACGTCAAACTTAGCAACGCGAGGAACAAGTGCTTCACGCTTTTCTTCTGTGATGCCGGGAATCTCTGCGCTGTTAAGAGTCTTAACAAGTGATGCGTAGTAAGTAGGATTCATGAACACGGAACGACCACCTTGTGGAGCCTTCTTAGTTCCAGTCAATGTAGCATTAAGATCAGCAAGATCATCACGATCAAAGTTTGCAGAAGTAATCGTGCTACTTGTTCCAAAGTTTGCGGCTGTGATGAGATTCCAGATGTCACCAAAAACTTTGTCACCAAGTGCTTGAAGTGCTGGCTCAATGAAAAGGTTGTTTAGGTTGATGGAAGACTTGCTGCGCTCAACATCGGTGAATCCATAAGTGAAACCATAATGGCTGTTTAGCGATACAGTTGCAGAAGTCATGGCAACATCTTGCGATGCGCTCTTAATTCCTGCAGCCATGTCAGCAGCGACTGGTTTGGTTGGATAACGAGTTGTGACGCTTTCACCTGCGCCTTGAACGTCAGCTGAGAAGTCTGTTGTTAGTGCGCTCAATGGAGCGAAAAGAGAACTTAGTCCAGCCAAGCTTTCCTGTGCGATTTCGGCAAGATTTGCCCCTGCGATTGTATTAGCCATAATATTTGGTTTTTATTTGTTTTTGTTAAGATTCACTTGGTTGTGAAATTATTTTTGTATGAGATGTTTGTTTTCAGCATACCACTTGTTCTTGGCTTCAAGACCTTGTGATTTACCGACTGATTTGTATTCCTCCCAAAAAGAGTCTGCACTCTTAGGTTGGTCAGATTCATTGGATGCTTCAGCAATTGCGTCAGCGGTTTGTAATGCCATCAATTCTGCGGCCGCAACTGCGACATCTTTTGTTTGAACTTCAGACGCTTCTTTCAAAGCAACTGCGGCATCTTCAATTTCTTCTGTGTGAGAACTTTCCATATCTTCGATTTGAGTTGTATACTCTTTGACAGAATTTTGCAATTCTACAATTTGAGCCTTTTCCTGTTCTGCTGATTCAGTCATTTCTGTAATTTGGTTATTTAGAATGGTTATTTGTTTATCATGCTTTGTGACAAGTGACGAAACAATCTTTTCAACTGGCAATGTTGAACCAGCTTGATTTGCGATGGTTGCCATTTCTGTGATTAGTGCAGCCGCCTTTAAACCTTCAACTGTGCCATCAATAAATCCAGCATCAATGGCTTCTTGTGCAGTAAACCATGTTTCGGAATCCATCAATTCTTCTAGTTCCTCAATATCATAATTGCTACGTGAGTAAGCGTTGATGATTGCTGATTTCATCTTGTCCATCAGATCAGCATCTTTGCGTAGTTGCTCAGAATCACCGATTGAGACAGTCCAAGGATTGTGGATCATAAGCAAAGCATTGTCTGCCATGATTACTTCATCACCAGCCATAGCGATTACGGAAGCCATGCTTGCAGCCATGCCGTCAATGTAAACTGTGACGTTGGCTGGATGGCGTTTAATAGCGTTGTAAATTACATTGCCTTCAATAATTGATCCACCTGGTGAACTGATGCGCAAATCTATTTGCTCAATTTCTCCAAGTGCTTCAAGCGATTCGACAAAGTTGTTGGCATCAACTCCGAAGCCACCGATTTCGTCATATATATAGATTTCTGCTTTAGAAGATTTAACATCTTCAACGGCAGGTTCTTGTTCAATTGCATACCACGTTTGTTTTTTTGATTTTTCCATTTTAGATTTCTGTTTGATTTTCTTCTGTTTGAGTTTCTGCGGTTTCAATGTCAGCTTGTGACTCTGAACCGGATCTTAAAGTAATTGGCCGTCTGTAACCGCCATCTTGCGTCCATGCATCAGTAACCGATTGAGACATTTCTGGCAATCCTGCCTCTGACCTAAATGCATCTTCATCGCTTTTTTGCGGTGTGATTGATCCAGCACGAACAGCTACACCATAAGAATCAAACTTTGCTTTTAATGTAGCAAAGTCCAAATCTGATTTCATTGCCAGCGTTGCTTCGCCATTGTCATCTGTAACAACTTCGCCTTCTTCATCTGTAACAACTTCACCCGTTTCGTCTTGGACAAGCTCAACTGGATCGCCCGGCATTCCCGTTGTTCCAAGCTCAACTGGATTTAATCCGTTTTCTTCAGCAATGCGCTTTTTCATTACAATGTTAGCCGCACGCTTGCGCACCAGTTCTTCGTAATTCATGCCACGCGCTTCAACAATATGATCTTCAGTTGTTAATCCTGCGCGTAAATCTGCAATGTCTGCTGCTCTCATGCGCCCTTCATCAACAGTAAACTGTGCTGGTTTTGTAAATCCAAACTTCCACCAATCTTCTGGCAGTTCGCCATAAACACCCTGCTTGGCACGTTTTGCGATTACATACATCGCTGCGCGCTTCATTCCAGCTTCTATAACTTCGCATCTTGAAGCAATTGACTTGTTGATGTCTGCGGCAAATCCGCGAACGCCTGCACCGCCAATGGCAGATGAATCAAGCATTTCCCTGCGCCAGCCTAAAGCATAGAATGCAGAAGACTCAACGAGTTTGGTAAAGTTTAACCATTGGTCTGATGGTCTGTTGCTTTGATGCGCTTTTAGACTGCCACCATTCTTGATGTATCGGATCAATCCAGAATCCATCAATTGTGTTTGTAATCTGCCGTCACTTCCTGGTGATGGATTAACAATGCTGTTGCCCATGTCTTGGCGGCCAGATTCGTTTGATTCAACCAATGTAAGTGCGCTGTTTACTTTTTCAGCAATCTTTTCTGCATCGCGAGTTTCTGCCAAGTCATACCAGTCAAGGATTGCGGCCGCGACTGACGGCTGACCACGGCTTTGGCTGAACCATTCCAGATCACCAACGTGAATCATGCTGTTTGCATTCACATCACGATGCCCATCTTTGTTTGATTCATCTTGAAC